CCTGAACGATTGCGCATTGCATACGAAGACCCGACAAATGCGCTCATGGTTTTTTACAAGCCTTCTCGGGCAAAGCAATCATGTCCACCACCTCGCCGCGCGGCCCTCACGCTGGGCTCGCAGATGCTGCCCGCCTTGTACTTGGTCAGCGCTGCATTGCCATCGGCCAGGGTGGCGCCACGATCCCATACCCACCAGGCCGCATTGATCACAGCATCAGTGCAGTGATCCGCAGCGCAGGCCACGATCTGCACACGCTTGCCGCACATCCATGCCGCCCACTTTCCGCCAGGGTTGCTGGTACCGGTGATGTCGAGCGGCGATGCGGGCACGCACTCCACGGACTGGGCATGAGCGGAAACCGTCACCATGACGAAAGCCCCGGCGATCAGTGCAGCGCGGATCACGACACACTCACAATCCGGCGCACTTCTGCCTGACCAAACAGGATGTTTCCTGTTCCCGATGCTTTGGCGAAGAACGTCAATTGGAAGTCTGCCGATGTGATAGACCCAGCGCCCGGAAGTGTAAGGATTGGGGTCCTAAGCAACATATCGACTGCTGGCAAGTTGGCTCCAGCGTTGTTCATTGTGTTCGCCATACAAGTGGCTACATACGTGACACCGCCGCACACAATCGACATGTACAAGCGAGGCGCGCAAACGGTGTCAGCAGGGAGCCTCACCCACACCTGACCGAAAACGCTGTCAGTGTTGGTTAGTCGTCCGTTCCACCCCGAATTGCTTGCTCGCACATAGTCGTTCGCTGCCGTCATGGTCGCGGCCAATTGCTGGCACGACCCGAAGCCGTTTGGATTGCTGACGATGCTTGGCGTATGCGAGGCGCTAACACCATTGCTGAGTGTCCAGCCAGTGCCAGTGCCGGAGCCTGCCGTAATCAAGCCATTGCTGAGTACGTTTGTCGGTGGCTCAATCGCCGAAGCTGCCAGTGTGGAAAGATCAGCCGCAGACGTAGCCCAGTCATATTGACTTGGCAATCCTGTAGTGATGGCGCTTGCGATTGCCTGACCGACGAGCATCGCAAAGTAGTTGGAGCTATGCAGCCCAGCCGTTGCGGAGTCGTAGATGTAATTCGTCTTAGCAACCGCCGTTGCCGATGTTGAGTCAACGCCGATGGCGTGCACGTCAACCAGCGTAATCCAGCTCGCGTTATCGCGGGCAATCTGACGGATCAGGGCGTTGTAACGCAATATCCACTGCCAGCGCACGGTTCCAGCTGAATCATAGGTAGCAGTGCTTGTGTTGGTCGTACCGGCAGCAGGCGGGATCGTGCACAAATAGACCTTGCGGGGGCGCAATCGCTTGAGCTGCACCAGCAGCGCGCTTGCCACCGTTGATGGCGCCGTGACAATGTCATTCGTGCCCATCATCACGACCGCTGCGGATGTCTTGTCAGCAACCGTTGATGCCAGGAAGTTGTCAATCTGAACAGACAGGCCGTTTGTCGTGCCGCCAGTTGGGACTACCTGCTGCCCGCCTGTTGCGCTGTTCCACGAAACTTGCGCACGCTGCATCGAGCACGGCGCAATGTAGGAGCCATAACCGTGTGCCTGGTGCTCTGTCGTGTTGTCACTAACGTTGAACATCGCCCCCGTGTTTGAGTCGCCGAACAACGCGACATTGACAAGACCACCCACATCGCGAAAGCGTTTGAACCACGATTCGGAGAAGGCGTCGTAAGGAACTCCACCAACCATCGCACTCTTGCCCGCGTTGCTTGATGCTGGGTATGCGCTCTCAAGTGAAGACATGCTTGGGTACGTGTAACGATCATATGTCGCATCCGCACCGACAGCATCCAAAAACACAGTAGACCCAGCCGGGATGCTGATAACAGTCTCACTGTAGATGATGCGGGCAGTGGGTCGAGTTGCTGCGCTGTTTGGTGTCGAGCAATCAAACTTTACCGTGCCGCCGCTGCCTGGCGTGATCACGATGTCGTCAAGGTGATCGAAGTAAATTTGCTGGTGGTTGCCTGCTGCGATGGTGGTCATGATGATCAGAAGTAGTCAGGTGTTACGGTCGCAACATCGACGCGCTGGGCGTTGAGTGCTCGAATGGTTGTCAGGCCGATGGCCTGCTTTTGCAGAAGGCGCGATGCCTTGGGCTCTGGTGTTTCGTAGTCATCGACCAAATCACCAGCAACGATGTCAACCAGTGCGCGCAGGCAAGACACAGGCACGTCAGGCGTGGCGCTGACTTCGCTGTCTGCCGCAATTGCCTGATAGGTCAGCTTTGCCGTGTAGTTGCTCTGTGGAACAGGCCAGAAACGCGCAGTTGTTCCAGAGATGAAAACCTTTTCAGGCTCGCCGGTGCTGGCTTTGTCTGGTATCGCTTGGTAAGCGCGGTGGTCGATGATCTCTAGCGGGATCTCATCCGTTCCGACGACAACAGCCATCGACACGGGAAACAGGTAGTCAGTTGCGCTGATCGTTGCTGACACAACCCCACCCGTCAGGCTTACGCTTGTCGATGCGCCAGATACTTGCCACCACAGCACGCCTAGAGCGTGAAGCTCCTTCAAGCGCAGATCAAGCGCGGTATTGACTGATGCGTAGTCCCGCGCTTGTGCCGTGCCTCCAGCATTCAGCACGCCGAGCTTGCGCAGCACATCACCGGCAAACTGTTCGCGGTTCCGCGTGAATGCGTAAGTAGGCATTACTCTGTCCTGCGTGTGTATTTGCGCTTGGTGCGCTCTTGCGGCTGCTCGATAGCGTCAAGCACCTCAACACCATCGAACGACTCGTTGAAATCGCGATTTGCGCGCAGCTTTTGGATTGCGCGCTCATCAGCAACATCAGTTGCCTCTCCACGGACGAACGAAAGCCCGAAGACCTTCGTCGTCTCATGGTCGCCGATGTAGACGAACTGAGCCATTAAGGCACCACGTAGAACACAACCAGGCTGATAGAGCCAGCCGTGAAGGTCGCTGTGTCGTCCACAACCGTGATGGCGAGCGTGGTCTCTTTGGTGAACGTAGGAAGCACACCAGTCACCAGCAGACCAGCCAATGGCAGGTTGACGCCGGTCACGTTGGAGACGTTGCCGGTGGCGAATGCGTCACCAGTGATCACGCCGAAGTTGCCAAGGCCGTCGTCATCAGCGGCATCGTACGTACCAGTTCCGCCGTTAGCCAGCCAGCCCACATCAATGTCGAACGTCTCGGTTGCATTGGTGTCAAGATCAGCAGCGTAGACGTGACCACCAACGATCACAGCACCTGCTGGAACCTTGCACATCTCGATGATGTCGGCTGGAGCTGGGTCAGCGGTCAGGGCGTAGGTGCCATAAGCAACACCAAGATTTCCCGAGCCGGATGGTTTGAAAACGGGGAACGTGTCCGCCGCACGATCTGCGGTAAGAGTAGCCATGATTTTTCCTTTGAATGTTGGAGTGAAGAGAGGGCCGAAGCCCCCTCATTCATCAAGCGTCAGCAACGCCGGCGAAGTAGCCGGTGACAACGCCGTGTTGCTTCAGGTCGTCGGTGTCACCCGCGCCAGAGCCAAACAGCATCTTCTTGAGGCCGTCGATTGCCTCGATGGCAACGCCTTGCTTGTCGCCGTAGTCGAATTGCTCAGTCTTCGACACCCAGCGCTTAGCCACAGCCATGCCCAGGGCTTGAGCGCCGCACAGGAAGACGGGCGCCACGTCGATGCCGCCATTGCCAACACCAGTCAGGATTGGCATGCCGTCGCACTCGTGGACGATGATCCCGTCCCACTCCACGTCACCACCTTGGAACAACTTGTTGTTCTGGTTTGCCAGAGACACTTCGCGCATTGCTTGTTGCAGTGCGGTGCCTTCCTTCAGGTCGCGGAAGGCGCGGGGGTGGGCGAACGCCACCAGCACACGGCGGTTCGTGCCTTCAATCCGAATGGGGCGGATCTTGGGCGTAGCCGACAAGGCGATGCGCTTCATCAGAGACAGAGCGGTAGTCGTCAGCTTGTCGTTTGTGCTGTCGATGTTGCCAAGCGACGTGCTGTGGTCGTTGGACGAGGCGTTCGACTTGGATGCACCGAACAGCACGCGGTCGGCGTTGTCAACCAGCCAGGCGTCTTTCTGGGCCTCAGAAGCCGACGCATAGGCAACGCCATTGATCGACAGCAGGGCCTGATAGATGCGGTCGATGTCCGCTTCCATTGCCCAGTCTTTCAATACCACTTTGCCAGCCTGGCGCAGCGAGAAGGCGTTGAACTGCTCGTCAATCTCAGCGATGCGAACGCCGTTACGGCGCTTGTCCACTGCGATGGAGAACGATCGAGAGTCCATCTCTTCTTCGTTGCCCTCAAGCGTAGTGCGGCCAGTGACACCGGCACCGCTCAGCTTGTTGACAAGGGCGAATGTGACGGAATCGCCCTTCTTCTTGGTCAGGTCTTCCTTGATCTGGAAGATGGAGTTTTCACCCGTGCCCATGTAGGGCTTGAATGGGTGGTTTTGCAGGTACTCAACAAAGAACTCTTCGTCCCATTGTTGCGGGGTCAAGCCCGAGCGGGCGGTCGTATCAGCCATGATGATTCCTTTGGTTCGCCCAAAGAAAAAGGCCCTCTAGGGGCCTTATCTCTTGTCAGCGAGGATTTGATCTAACGGTGTAGGGCCGTCGTAGGCGGCAGGTTTGAACTGCCCCCGTGCGTCCCGTGCTTGTGTGAGTGTTTTGGGAATGTTTGGCTTCTGTTGCGTTGGCGTTTCGGCCATTGCATCGAGCTTGGTGGCTTCGATCAGCGACACGGCGCGAACCATCTGAAGCGGGGGCAGTGCATACACACGCTGCGCCTCGTCTGGGTTCTTTGCCAAGAAGTAGGCAACTTCGTGGGCGCGCTCGCCAGTCAGCAGGGCTTGACGGAACAACTGACCTTGCGGCGTCTCCTGGGCCAAGATGGGCCCGAGTCCGCTATTGATCACCGTGTCGAAGTCTTGATAGGCCTGCTGGCCTTTCGTGACAACTTCATCGGCTGTTCGTTGCATCTGCTGCGCTTGCTCGCGCGCTTCGTCTTCGGCCTTGGCTTGCGCTTCCTCTGCCTTTTCGGCCTCTCGGATTTGCTTGGCCTCGAACCGAACCATTGCCCGGAAATACTCCACGTCAGACGCGAAGTATTCAGGCTTTGGCTCTTGCGCCTGCTCTTGGGGCTTTGGCTGCTCTACCGCTTTGCGCTGCTCTTGCTGCTGCTTCCAGGCGCGCAGTTCTGCGGCCTCTCGTTCAGCGGCTTGACGCTTTGTGCGCTCGGCTGCGATGCCTGCTTCCAGCCCCTTCTTGTGTCGCTCGATTGGATCGTCTTGCGGCTCGTCAGTCGGCGTCACTGACTCATCTACGCCCGTTTGGTCTTGCGGCTCATCAGTTGGCAGATCCTGGGGTGTCTCTGCAACTTCTGTTCGCTCGACTTGCTCGCCAGAAAAGATGGCGTCCAAACTCGTTTCACCCGACATTCACACACTCCATAGCGCCCGATAAACCCCGGCGACGGTCATCACGCCCGATACCTCGGCGACAGGCCCAATGCAAAAAGCCCGCACAGTGGCGGGCCTTGAGGCATCAGGGAAAATCTTTACGCTTGCTGCGCGCCAGCCTCTTGTGCTGCTGCCTCTTGCGCATCCGTCACAGCATCACGAACACCTTGCTCTGCGTGCTGTGCGTCCTTGGCCTGAGCCTGTAGCTCAAGCGTGGCGATCTGCACATCCTTGGCGAACAATTCGCGCTCGTGCTGCAACTGGTCGGCCATCTGCTGAATCTCTGCTTTGGCTTGCTCGATCTCGGCGGGGGCTGCGTTCTGAGCCTCCATTGCCTTGAGTTCAAGCTCAGCTTCTTTCAGTGCGATCTCTCGGCCTTTTAGCTCAAGTTCAGCCTGCTTGACTTGCATATCGGCGGACTTGTCCTGAGCGGCCATCTGGGCTTCTTGCAAAGCCTGCTGCATTTCCTGCATCTGCTGCTGCATCTGCATGATTTGCGGGTTCTGCTTGTCTTCTTCGCCCTTCAGTTTGGCAATGATCTTGTCTTTGTTGCGCAGGCTTGATGCCTCGATCAAAGCCTCAAACAACTGGGGCGGCATGTTCGCGGCCTGCGGTGCAATCTGCACCAACTGCTCAAACTGCTCGCCCTGCAACGATGCCGATGCGGGCACGTCATCAATCACGATGTCGATGTCCAGCTCTGCAACGCTGTTCTTCGTGCCCACCACCATCTGCATGCGCGGGTCGGTTTTGGCTTGCTGCTCTGCTGCTGCGATCTGCTCAGGCGTCACGCCTGGCTGCATCTTGAACTCTTCCAGCAACTGCATGCCCAGCGTGAGCGGCTGATTCAAGCCCACAAACTTGACGTTCTTTTCATCGTCAGTGACTCTAATCCACTTCTCAGCAGTCCAGAACTGGCGAATGCGGTTCCACACCTTGCGGTAAACGTCGTGCTGGAACTGCTTGAAGTTGTCGAATACGGGGCCTAGCTCGTTCATGCCCTGCTCTGCGCGCTGAATAAGTGCCCGGCCGGACATGTTGCGGCTTTCGTTTCCTGACAAGGCAGCATTCACGCCCACGGCATCAATCTCGCTCTTTGCCTCTTGCAGCAACTGGAACTGAGCCGCCGCCATGTCGCCTGTTGGGATGACGCCGAAGTCCTCGCCGAACTTTGCGCCGCCCTCCATCTCGACGTGACCGTCTGGCCGTGCCAACTGCTGACGGATCATGTTCTTGTCGCCTGCCTGCGGGGTTCCATAGGTCTGGCGCACGCTCATCAGGTGCAGGGCTTTGGATCGTCGCTTGTTGATCTCATCCTGCAAGCTGATCCAGCGACGAACCACACCAAAGCGGTTGCCGTCGCGGTCGATGAAGCACGAACCGAACACAAACCCGTCATCTGACTCGCCATCTTCATCCAGATAAGGCGATTCCATGCGCTCCAAGATGCCGGCCTTGGTGAAGGCGCTGTAGAAGAACTTGCCCTTCTCACGCGTCCACATCTCGACAATACGCACCCGCTTACGCTTAGGATCTGCCCAACGAACACGCGGCACATCTTCATAAGTGTTGCCGGTCGCGCTTGTCTCGTTCGATAGGGTTGATTCAAGAAGATCTTGTTTACCCGGGTACTTCTCTACCGCGTCTTCAAGGTCCATCCACACGAACTGACCCTTGAACGAACCATCTGACCAGTTGCGCATGCGGCTATGCGGATCGCCGAACATGCGATCCCACATGATGGGCAACACTTCCACGCACATCTCGCCGCGCTTTTCGTACACGCGGACATCAGCGCCGCACGATCCCTCAACCAAGAACGAGTCGAAACACTCAGACCGAACGCGGTCCCACCTCTGATCCTCCATCACGTACCGCAGCGCATCAGTTGCAGCCGTGGCCGCTTCTTCGTCGTCAGGCGTGCGCGGATAGGCTCGTGGATCTCGGCGGTTTTGGGCCTCCATGCCCATCAGAAAATCGCACTTAGGGCCGATGCGGTCTATTGTGATAACGGGCTGTTTGCGCTTCTTCAGCGTGGCCTCTTCGGCACTTGTCCATTGCACACCGTTTCTGTAATCGCGGTCGCGCTCGCACAATTCACGGCTGTCGGCTGTGCTCTGCTCTGCACTTTCGTACATTTGGACGAGTTTCGACAACAGGGCCGAATCTTCGTCTCCTGCTGTTTTCGTTTGCTGATCCATTACACCGTTTTCCAATCGTCCGTTGTGTCGTTGTCGCCGAATGCCTTGTCCCACCTGTCGCGATTTTTGGCGGGCTCGTCGTGCTTTGCAATTGCTGGGTGTGCGTCGTCTAGAGCCCGACCGATCATTGATGCTGTGTCCACATCGTCGTCGTGCTTACCTGCCGGGAATCGCACAAACTCCTCAACGTCTGCGCCTGGCTCGAAATACACAGCACCCATAGCCATACGCGACTGAATGCCGCGTGCCCGCGTTGGCTTGTCTGCGATGCTGGGCAACCACTCCATGCGGCAATAAACCTTGCGCTCTCTCATGCGCCTTGTCAGCATCGGCTCGACGGCCTTTTGGATTACGCCCGCCTCGCCAAACCACGCAACAGGCTTGTATCTCTTGATCAGATTGAGCTTTTGCTCGATCCACTCATCCGCCGCCGTCTGCCCCCTCCAACCATCAAGCCGGTAGATGTCACCGTTTGGAGCCACGCCCCAAACTCGATGCACCGTGTAATCACCGCCTCCATCCGTCACCGCGTAGTCGCTTGTGCCGTAGATGTGCAGAGAGTCAGGCTTAACCGACCAGTGCTTTAGCCATTCGCGCTTGAAGTAGTCGCCCTCGTCGCTCGATGGTTGCTGCTGATACAGCGCCCACCATGAACGCTTGTCGCGTTTTGCTGTGGCCACCATGTCGTCCGTGTACCACTCAGGCCAAAGCCGCTCGCCAGGCTTGCGGCCCAACGGGTCATCATCCATCGCCTCCATGGGGATCTCGATGACGTGCCACCTGTCGCGCTCACGCTCCAAGATGCGCCCGCCTAGGTCATCCTCATGCCAGCGGGTCATCACCACGATCTGACGCGATCCAGGCTTTAACCGAGTCAGCAGGTCGTTTGTGTACCAGTCCCAGGCTTTATCTCGCCCTCGCTCGCTGTCTGCGTCCTCCCGGCTTTTCACCGGGTCATCAATAATGGCTAGATCGGCTCGACGGCCAGTGATAGAGCCACCAACGCCGGCCGCGTAATACTCGCCGCCCTTGTCCGTGTCCCATCTACCAGCCGCAGCGCTGTCATCAGCTACACCAACGCCGAACACGTTTCGGTATTCGCGGGCCGCGACAATGTTGCGAACCCGGCGCCCGAACCGCTCTGCCAACTCTTGCGTGTGGCTTGCTGCAATCACAGACTTAGCGGGGTTTCTACCCAAAAACCACGCGGGGAAAATCACCGACGTGTATGTGCTCTTTGCCGACCCAGGCGGCATGCACACCATGAGCCGCTCAATCTCGCCGCTCTCAACGCGCTCTAAAGCGTCAATCAGCAATGTGTGATGCTTGGCCGGATGAAACCCTAGATCAATGTAGTCAATGAACCGCTTTACCGTCTCCTGCGCCCTCTTCCTGCCCAGCAACTCCAGCAGCAGCGAGTGCGGCGAGGATTTCGGCGGTTGAGAGGTCGCGGGGTGCTCGGTTGTCGTTGACATTCACGGTTGCTTCAGACTTGCCCCAGGCACGATCAAGCAGGCATTCACTTGCCTTTACTCTCGCAGCGGGAGGCGCCTCAATGTCTCTCATGATCTGAGCCAGCGTGTAGATCGCATCTTCTGTGTGCGTCTTCGCCAACTCCTTGACGTGCGCTACCTCTTTTGGTCGCCCGCCTGGGTTGCCAGACACGCCAGACTTGAACGCAGTGCTTGGCGCCTTGCGTTTTGGTTTGGTCTGTTCCATGTCTGATCTGAGATTGTGGTGCCCAGGCAATCAACCCGATTGATGAATGTCGAAGGACTCAGGTGGTGGGTTGCGCCCGGGCATAAACGAAAAACCCGCCGACTTGCGCCTAGCGGGTTTCATTTGGACACGGCTACGCCGCTTGGTATCGCATACTACACGGCAATTTGCTGTGATGCAAGCCCTTCTCGATCCATTCCATCCCACAGCAATTGTCGTGCCTCTGCTACAACGCGGGCCACGTCTGCTAGTGGGATGCGGGCTGATTGCCATACACGCGTGGAGCACAGGTTTTTTGCTTCCATTGCCAGCGCGGCTTGGTGCAGCGGTTGCATTTTCCCGATGACTGAATTGACTGCCTGAGCCTCTGCAATGTCTGCGAGGGCATCCAGCGCGCCATTTGTGTCGTCGTATTGCTTGGATGCGCGGTACATTCCGCAGCCAGCAGCTACCCCAGGGTATCCACCAGTGGAACGGACACTAGAGGCCCAGGAGTGCCACATCTTCAGCCATTCGTCTACCTGTGATGGATTCATGCGATGCCTCCATGGTTCCATCGAATTGTACTGCGCTGATACGTGGAATCAAGCAACGTACTTTGAGCCGAGCGCAGGAACTTGATGCTTTGCGCTGTTGAACGGAATTTGGATTGTGTGGTCATGGAAGCGCACGTATTGGGCACAGTCTTCGCTGGCAAAGAAGTGGGCCAAAACGGTCTGGCTGTTGATGTCAACGACGATGTGGGTGATGGCGTTCATGATTCGTTCCGTTCGGTGCTTGTTGTCGATGAGTGAATAATGCAATCCAGGTGTGGTTTGGTCTAATTGGTTTTTTCTATTGAGTCGATAGCTTTTGCCTTTGCGCGGTATTCGTCGCGCACTGCCTCAATCATCTCGCGCGTCCACTTTGTGGGCTTGTGCGGACCCTCCAGCCAATCGACGGCGGGCTGCCCGATCTTGGCAATGAGCCGGATTCGGTAGGCTGCGACGTTTCCGCTAAGGTGGGTGTTGCATGGGGCGCATTGGGCGTGGCAGGTGGTTGGCTCATAGCGCAGCTCTGGGTGTGCGCCACG